TATACGAAAACTTTTTATCTCAGGAAGAATGTAATAATATTGTAAATATATTAGATGAACTAAAAGAAGATCAGTGGATATCAGATAGGCCAGATATGGTTATTCGTAGAACAGAACCATTTGAAGAAATTGTTTTGGTTAGAAATAAAATGCTTACTTTAATACCAGATGGACTGTTTTTGGGATTAGCTAGAACAGCAACAAGATTGGTGCAAGGCGATTCTTGGGGAGAGCATTCAGATGTACATGATTTTGCAGAGATAGAAAAAGTTGCTGAGTCATATGTAGATGGGAATCCTTATGAAGAAAAAGAACTTTCTGTTTACGGCACAGTTGTTTATTTTAATAAATTTGATGGTGGAGAAATATATTACCCAACTCAGGGAATTACATATTCCCCAAATCCTGGTGATTTAGTTGTTCATAGTTCAAGTCCATTATGTTTACACGGAGTTAAACCATTATTGTCTAAAAAAAGATATTCATATAGCAACCATATATATAAAATAGTCAAGGTTCCAGCATAATGGATTTTGATTTTAATGATTTAATTGACATACTTGACGGCGAAGAATTTGAAGAAAAGCCAGTAGATCTAAGAACCTTTGTTCAAAGTCCAGAGTACTTAGGACTGCCACCATTGTCTGAATATCAATACACATTAATTGAAAAAAGTTCTCAGATCTATAAAGAATCAACACTTATAAAATTGTTTGGCGAAGAAGAAGGAAAAAGAATGTTTAAACAAACAGCCAACGAGGTTGTTGCACAGCTAGGCAAAGGTTCTGGCAAAGATTATTGTTCTACAATTGCAGTTTCCTATATAGTTTATTTACTATTATGTTTAAAAGATCCAGCTACATATTACGGCAAGCCTCCTGGTGATTCAATAGATATTATTAATATTGCAATAAACTCTCAGCAAGCAAACAATGTTTTCTTTAAAGGCTTTAAAACAAGAGTCGACAGATCACCCTGGTTTGCTGGTAAATATGAATCTAAAGCATCAGAAATTAAATTTGATAAAGCAATAACAGTACATTCAGGACACTCCGAAAGAGAGGCATGGGAGGGTTACAACGTTATTGTAATCATACTTGATGAAATTTCTGGATTTGCAATAGATAATACAACTGGTCACGAGCAGGCTAAAACTGGATCTGCAATTTATGACATGTATAGAGCTTCAGTTGACTCACGTTTTCCAGATTTTGGAAAAGTTATCCTGCTATCTTTTCCAAGATATAAAAATGATTACATACAGCAAAGATACGACGACGTTGTTGCAGAAAAAGAGACTGTTGTTAGGACACATCATTTTAAATTAGATGATGATTTGCCAGATGGAACTGAAGGCAATGAGTTTGATGTTGAATGGGAAGAAGACCATATAATTTCATATAAGTATCCAAAGATGTACGCTCTAAAAAGACCAACGTGGGACGTAAACCCAGTTAGAAAAATTGATGATTTTAAAGTTGCATTTTATAAAAATCCATCAGATGCACTAGGAAGATTTGCCTGTATGCCAGCAGAAGCAATAGACGCATTTTTTAAATCAAGAGAGAAAATTGAGTCTGCATTTAGAAACACAGCAATTGCCATAGATGGTTTTGGAAGATTTGAAAATTGGTTTGCTCCAGACCCAGATAAAGAATATTTTATACACGTAGACTTAGCTCAAAAGCATGACCATTGTGCAGTATCGCTAGCTCATGTTCAAAAATGGGTTAACATAAAAATAACTAATGAATATTCTCAACCAGCACCAATAGTAGAAGTTGATGCCGTAAGGTATTGGACTCCGACAGCAGATAAATCTGTAGATTTTACTGAGGTTAAAGATTATATTTTAGCACTAAGAACCATGGGCTTTAAAATACGTGTCTGCACATTTGACAGATGGAACTCTCACGATATGATGCAACAGCTTAAGCAGTATGGAATAAATACAGAAATTTTATCAGTTGCAAAAAAACACTACGATGATATGGCAATGATAGTATTAGAAGAAAGATTACTTGGTCCAAAAATACCTCTTTTAATTGATGAATTACTTCAACTAAAAATTATGCGTGATAGAGTTGATCACCCAAGAAAAGGATCAAAAGACTTAGCCGATGCTGTATGTGGATCAATATATAACGCAATAAGCAGAACCAGATTTGAAAATAATCAAGAAGTAGATATTCATACATATAGCTCAATGCTAAATGATAGGGATAATGAAGAAATAGAATATTCACAAAATATGATTAGGGCACCAAGAATGCCTGATGCATTAAAAGAATCAATGGACAGGATGTTAATAATATGAGCACGTATCAAGAAAAAGCCAAGGACTGTAAGTGCTGCGGTAAACACGTTCCCCTACCTACAGTTTTAAAAGAATATGAAGATCTGGTTGTATGCCCAACAACATTTTCTAATATAATGGAATACAAAAGAATATGGCTCGCACTTGGACATAGACCAGAAGGTAGCGTAAGAAAACATTTTTCAGAATATGTACAGCAAATTGTAGAATTAAGTATTGACAAAAAATAAATGGTGGCCAAATGAAACTTATTTCTAACGCAGGAAATCTTTTTGGAGACAATCAGTTAAATGAAAATAATCCAGAATATATTATAAATGCTTTAAACATGGGATATGATGTTAAAATAGATGTTTGGCTAGATAAAAATCAAAATATTTATTTAGGTAGCGATAAGCCGAAGTATTTAATTGAAAAAAAATTTATAATAGATAACATAAAAAAATTATGGATACATTGTAAAAATATAGAATCTTTATATATGTTTTTAGAAAAAATTCCAACAGCTAATTTTTTTTGGCAGGAATTTGATTATTTTTCATTAACTAGCAAAAAATATATATGGACGTACCCAGGGAAAATGATAACTCCATTTTCAATAATGGTCTATTTAGATACATTACCAGTTGGCTGGGAAAAAGACAGCGGAGTTTATGGTATATGTAGCAACAATATAGGTAAAATTTTAATAACTAAGGAGAATAAATGAATAAAGATAATTTTTATGTTTTTGATACAACAACTCATGAGTATGATGGTTCATTTTATCAAGCATTTATAGAAAATAAAAATAATGAATTTTATGAAATGAACGATAAAATAAAAAAACAGCTGTATTCTTTTAACTATAACCTTGATTTAACAAGCAATGATATTCCTTTAATAGAATGGGGAGAAGGTAAAAACGCTGAAATTAGAAAAATAAAAGAACATAAACCGATACTTATATCTGGATGTTCTATTACCGCTCAATCCTGGTGGGCACAGGAGTTGTCTAAAAAAATGAATTTAGAACACAACAACCTTTCATGGCCAGGAGATAGTACAATAGGACAAATAAGACAAATATTCTGGTATATAAAAGAAATTGGAACCCCAGAGTACATATTTGCTCTCTTCCCCTCCCTTGAAAGATTTGAAATGCCAATAAATACTAAATGGTTTAATTTAGAAGAAAGAGATACAATATTTAATCCTTACGTTAACATCGTGCACCTAGGTGGAGGAGATCTATCTAATAAATACCTTAAAATTCCATACGACCCAGAAATTGCAATTCCAGTAGATGTATCACAATATTATTCATCTTTTATGATAAATATTTTATCTGAATATTGTAAAGCAAAGGGAATTAATTTTGTTTGGGGAACCTGGGATCAAAGACAATACTATATTTTAAATGAAATGAAGAAAAAAAAATCAATGTATTATGAAGAAATGATAGACATGGAAGCAGACTCCTGGGATATTGACTTTACAAATAGCGTATGTAATTATATCAATAAAGATACAAAAGAAATAATTTTATGCCATGAACATGAAAAAAAGACCATGTATCATGAAAATTTTGACTTTGGCTCAGATATAGATTTGGTTGGCCCAAGGTATGCCCACTTTGGATTTCATAGGCATTTACACATAGCAGAAATATTTTATAATTACTATTTAAAAAATTGGAAAGATAAATGATAATACTAGGAATTAATGAAACTTCACACGATGCATCAGTTTCTTTAATTAAAAACGGAGACATCTTATTTGCTGCACACTCAGAAAGGTATAGTAAACAAAAAAATGATTGGTATAACAATGATGAAATCATTTTAGATGCATTAAATTATGGCACTCCAGATGCAATTGCTTATTATGAAAAGCCATGGTTAAAAAGATCAAGAATATTATTAAGGGGCGGCGCTGGAGACTGGAAGCCAAATATTCCACTAAATGTTCCAGTTCATTATTTTAAACATCATTATTCTCATGCAGCAGCAGGATACTATACAAGCCAATTTAAAGATGCTGTAATTGTAGTTTTAGATTCAATGGGAGAATATAATACCTCTACTATATGGACTGGCGAAAATGAAAAGATTAAATTAAAGTATAAACAAAATTATCCAGTAAGCTTTGGTTTATTTTATTCTGCATTTACACAGCTAATTGGCTTAATGCCAAACCAAGAAGAATATATTATGATGGGTATGGCTGCTTATGGTGACTGGAGAAGATATTATAAAGAAGTTGATGAATATTTCCCAAAATACAATAGACAAAAATATAACTTTCATAAAGGAATTATTGATTGGGGTATGAAAATAAGTGATCAAGATAGGTTTGATATTGCTGCTGCTGTTCAGGTTGTTTACGAACAAAGACTAAATGATTTTATGCGTATGGCAAAAAACCTTACTAATAAAAATAATTTAGTTTTTATGGGTGGTTGTGCACTTAATTCATCAGCTAACACCTTGCTCTGGAAAATATTTGACATGATTTGGATTATGCCAAATCCAGGTGATGCAGGATCATCTTTGGGTGCAGCTGCTGCTTTGTATGGTAAACATCTTAATTGGGAAGGACCATATCTAGGACATAATTTAAATAATCAATATCCAGTTATAAAAATATTGAATAAAATTTTAGAAGATGGAATTGCAGCAGTGGCGTCAGGGAGAGCAGAATATGGTCCAAGGGCATTGGGAAACAGAAGTATTCTTGCAGATCCAAGAGATCCCAACATTAAAGACAAGGTTAATCTAATAAAACAAAGAGAATTGTTTAGACCCTTTGCTCCTGTAGTTATGGAAGAACATGCTTCTAAATGGTTTGATATGGATTTTGCTAGCCCCTATATGCAGTATACCGTTAAATGTTTACAGCCAGAAAAGATTCCTTCTGTGGTTCATGCTGACGGTACATCAAGGGTACAGACAGTAAATAGCAAACAGCATCCAGGATTATATAAACTATTAGGTGAATTTTATAGAAAAACAGGTGTACCAGTATTGCTTAATACTAGCTTAAATATAAAAGGACAACCTTTATTAAATGATGCAAAAGATATATTAAAATGGCAAGAACAATATAATCATAGTATAATAGTTTAATTCAAATAAAAGGAGAAATAAATGTTAATTAAATATTATTTATACACATTTTTTTTTAAAATTAAAAAAATTTTTAAAAAAGATAAAAAAAGAGAAAGATATATTTATTAATGGATCTAGATGAGTACGTAGGATGTTTAGAAAAAAATAATAACTACAATTTAAGCGTAGAAGCAATAGACTCATTTTTTTTAAATGAGTTTAAGCCTCCAGCTCCGATAATAAGAGGGGAATTTGCCGAGCATTATATTTTTAATTCAGAAGGATTTAGATCAGATGAATTTGAAAGCAATCCAGATATATTATTTTCTGGATGTTCATGCACGCTAGGGGCAGGAATTACTCTTGAACACTTATGGACTAAAAAAGTTTCAGATTATTTTAATGTTAAACATCAAAATTTAGGAGTACCAGGATCTTCAACAATGCTTATGGTTTCTAATCTTTTTGAATATTTTAGAAGATACGGAAATCCAAAAATATTAGTATGTTTATTCCCAGACCCATATAGAACATTTAGAATTAAAAATTATCAATATGGGTATAGCAAATATGACAATGCAAGAAATTATATTTTATCTCAAGGTCAAGACTATATTGCAGATAAAAATAGCTACTATGAAAATATACAAAAGGTGCATATAGAAATGGATGGTCCCAAAATTTTAAAGCTTCCAACACAAATAGAGGATATAATTCAACCAGACACCTCCTATTATTTATCAATGATGTCTATTAATATTTTAGAGCAATATTGTTTATCTAATAATATAAAATTTATATGGTCAACCTGGCAAGGCTTTCATATGAACTCATTAAAAATAGTTAAAAAAAGAAATCCAGAAAGATTCCCTGGGTTAATTGATTTGAATTGTGATAGGTGGCACGTAGATTTTGACAACATGATTGAATTTCATTATGATTCAGGACAGGCAAATCGAAATGAAATAAAATGTCACAGAGACCTATTTGAATTAGATCAAGAACTATTCCACATTGGATTTGATAAACACTATGGGGCACAAGGCGCACACTGGGGTACGCATAGACACAGGCATATAGCAGATAAATTTATTGAAGCTATATCTAAAGTTAAAGATGTTTGATATACTTTGTATGCCTTTGTAGCTCAGGGGACAGAGCATTCGGTTTCTACCCGACTGGCCGCAGGTTCAAATCCTGCCAAGGGCACTATTTAGATTAAAGGAGTAAAATGAAAA